TATAACGGTCAGATTTTTGTAGGGTATCAAGGACAAGTTAACGGTCTTGATAAGCACCCCACTTTTATACCTAGTAGAGAAGTCGTTGCGCGTTATGACCAAGATGTAAGGCTTGTATCTATAAGTTCCTCAGTGCTTCGTCGCTGGTGCGCTGACAAGCAGATACCGTTCAAAGGCTTTATAGATAGCGCAAAGAAAAAGGGCATCTACTCAGGTTCTAGTGTGTACCGCCTAGCTTATGGACCCAACTGCCCAGGCACTAAAGTCCGCACAGAGCAGTTCTATATAGACGATATGCCCTCACAGGTGGGTGATGTCGAATTGATTTAACAACAGGGGGCTTAACGCCCCCATTTTTATTTACCCATCACACTCGCATACATTTTTTCAGCTTCTTTAGCAACATCGTTACGTTGCTCTTTCCACTCTTTGATGCGACGAGTCATCTCTTCACTACTGATATTGCTGTTCTGCAATACGTGAATCTGTTTCATAATATCAGACTCTTTTTTAGCATATCTGTCGAGCACTGTAGCGAGTTGTACCAGCTTGATGTTTTCTGGGTCAGAGGTAAAGTTTTTAAAGTCTTCCTGTCCTGCGGCACCTTGTGAGCCTAGCTGATTGTAGAGCTTACGTGCTTTGTCTGCTTTTTCTTTATGTGTGTACATATCTTCAACAGATTGACTAGCGAGGTAAGTACCAAAACTACTCTGCAACCCAAGACCTGGAGTCTGTGTCCAATGCTTATCAGGTTTTTGAATGTTATCTGCAACCCCTGTAGCGTCAAGCATACCGTCAACTGCCCAAAGTGCTATATCACCAAACGAACCTAGGTACCCCTTAACAAACGCATCAAGCCTAGGCGGGGATATATCAAACATTCTGCCTACCGCTTTACTTGTTTTTGATGCAGTGTACTGCCCCTGCGCCCACGAAGGTAAACCCTGCTCTGCTTTAGGTACGATGTCCTGACCAGTAAAGAATGATTTACCCGTCACTAACTCAAGTGGTGGTTTAGCAATTTGAGGGATGGGAACACCTGTGTAACCAACACCACCAGGAACCATAGTCAGTGCTTGGTCTTTGATGATTTTCCACACTTCATGGCTATCTTTTGTACCTGTAGCGTATTGTGCAACAAGCGCAGGTATATAGTAGAGGAACGCCATATCGGGAGGAATAGCCGCGCCAAACAGCGGATCTTCTTTATTACCCGTAGGGATAGCCACTTTGCTGTACTTGAAGTTGTTCATAGCTTCTTCGTAGTCAGGGTCGCCAGCCATATAGAGCGCGTGTACCGCCGAGAGCATACCTACGGTATAGACTTTATTCATAAACTGCCGACGATACGCGGGTCTATCTTCAAGCTTAACGTGCTCCATCGTTAAGTTTCTTCGCATTACTTCAATGGCATTAATACTCGCGCCAAGAAAAGGTGTCATCTGACGCGCTACTTTTTGAGATTCTGCGTTACCGCTAACACCAAAGTTAATAACCTCACGCGCTTTCATAACAGCATAGCTGTCTGCCTTCTCAGGTGACATCCCTTTTTTCAAACCTTTAGCATAAGCTTTCTCGTAAACTGCGCAGCGAGTACCGCCGTCAATTAAGATATGTGCATATTCAGAGCCACTACGCAGTTTACCTTTAAACTTATCAAGTCCACTTTTAGATACAGTACGTGTGCCCACTTCTTTGTAGAAAGCACGAGAGTCTCTAGGGTCAAGCGTTGGGTCGATATGCCCAACAACACCCGCATCCATAAGCCGATTAAGAATCTTTTTATTTCCCGTTAACGCTCTAGTGATCTGATACATCGTATGTGCAGGTGTTACCCAACCAACGTCACTAACCATCGAAGCGCCAAGCGGGTCAATAAATAATTGGCGTAGCCAGAAGTTAGGGGTATTAGTTGCCGCAGTACGTATAATCCCAGCAGAAGCACGAGCCGCCATCATAATAGGATTTACGCTCTGACTTAGAATCTGCATCACTGGATAATCTGTTGGGTCGTGCAGTTCATAAAACTCACGCTTGCCACCTTTTAAAACACCAAAATTACCCTGCTTAGCTTTAACATTAGTGCGGCCAACATAAGATGCCTTACCTATCTTTTGCAGTTGTAGGGCGGTCTGCAATTTATGGTTGTTTCTTGCACCACCAATATAGGAGCGTAAAAATTCATTAGTGATATTCTCCATTGGGTTGGTATCGTGATCTGATGGTGTACGTTCTCTAAAAGCACGAGTTGCTGTGTTACCAATAGTTGTCTTTTTACCTGAAGCGCCGAGCATATCCGATGCTTCATCACGCAACATATAGTTGGGTACATACAGCTCGTTCTCTTTGAAATACTTATACATATCATCAGTAAGTTGCTCAGTGTCTTTAAGGAACTCAACACGTGCGCTATTCACTTCTTTGAGCATACTCAGCGCATCTTGATACACAGGCTTGCTCTTGAGGATTGTATCGACACTCTGTACTTTCTTAGCAAAACCTTCAGGGTCTCTAGTTGCGCGTAAGCTCGCATTTTCTGGGTTTTTTTCAAGCATACGCTTTTCGTTTGTCACCCAAAGAAGCTCATTCAAAACATCCTGACCACCCTTTTCGTTTTTTATTAGGTCGAGCATATTTTTAATTGATGCATTTTTAGTCGAACCATCATGCAATGTAATAGGCAGTTCAATAACTTCTATGCGGCCATCAGGCATCTTTTTAAGTCCGCCTTTTTCGAGTGCTCTAGGTATAATTCTGCCTATGTTGTCTAACTCATGCCCAGTCCAATAAGCGCTCATCTGATCGCCTACATAGTCACCATACACCTCGTTAATCTTAGCAAGCCCAAGCCATTTATCGACGTGGTTTTTACCGAAGTTTTTAGCTGTGTCTTTAACTGCTTTGATGAACGTCGGTTTACCCTCAGGGTCACGCACTACGGTGCTTGGGTTAGTAAGTAAATCTGCTTCGGCAGTTTCTACTCCGCCTGATGTACCCCTACGTAAATGCTCGGGGGTAAGCGGGTTTACCGCTTCCATAGCCTTAGGTGCGGTTGGTTTAATAGCTTCGGGTTTATCAGTTTCACCCAGTACGTCCTCAAAATATCTGTCCATCGGGTCAGCAGGTTTAACTGCTTCAGGCTTAGTTTTGAGCTGATTTATTATATCGTCAACAGCACTGACCTTATCTTCCGTGATACTACCTTTTTCCCCTGCCGTATCTTTAAGCCCTGACAGCACACTCTCTGCGTTAGCTAGTCCTTCATCAGAGGTTAAGTCCAAGTCTTTAAGTGATTTGTATGCTGCGTGGTTTTTAGTAAGCCCTAGCTGGTCACGGATTTGTTCTGGCGTAAGCATGGCTGGAGCGGGTTGCCCTGCGGCTGCCTGACCTTCTACAACAGGTTTCTCTCCTGGGGTATATGGCGCGTAGTTAGCCCCTTTGTTGAGATGCGCAATACCTTCTTGACGAGTAATAGCCCAGATAGCTTTTTGGCGAGTTAGTGGGTCTGTTAAGTGAATCTTATCGTTTACGTCAACGCCTAAATGGTCTGCTATGTTTTTAGCATACGCCGCCGTATCGTTATGGTCTTCTGGTGGTGCATAGCGATGAGCTAATTTAGCAGGTGTATCAACTCCATGTTTTGTTTCATAACGCTCAAGTAGTCCGTTAATATGGTTTAACCCATCGTCAAGCGATTTATACTGCGCGAAGCCTTCTCCGTTTACATTACGGATACCCCATATGTTGTAGTGTCTTTTCTCTGCATTCTTTAGATCGAAGTTTCTAGCCAGTGAATCCGCGTCATGCACAACACCTTCGTCTGTTAAAGGCGTCGCTCCACGATCCATAGTCTCTGGTTTACCTATAACTGTAGGCTCTGGGATATTGTCAGGCGCAGGTTGCTCTGTAGTCGCATTAGTTCTACTTGCTAAATGGTCTGGGATAAGAGGGTTAGTTTTAGGTGTTGCTAAATGAGAAGCTACAGCGTGAGCGGCACCAAATGGTACCGAGGTAATAGCCACGTCTTTTAGTGTTTCACCCATTTCTTCTTTGTTCATTAGCGGTTGGTTTGCAGCGCTGCGCGATATATCTTCTGCTGCAATAGCTGAAGGACCACCAACAATCGCGTTTGTAGCTGTAGCTTTTGCTGTTTTAGTTGCTAAACCTTCTCCTGCTTGGAGCGCTAGTTTTCGAGTGATAGCATTATTTACAAGACCACCAACGCCGGTACCTGTGTTGATTGCAGCAACAGGAACACCACCAAGAGCCGATGCTTCTGGTGTACCACCTAATTCTCTAATATGCCCAACGTCGCGTAGATACTCCGCTCCAGCGCCCACGGCTGCAATAGGCCAGCTCCCTGTCGCTAACATCGCTGCTGTAGGTGCGATACTCCCTACACCACTGCCTAAAGGTTCCCCTATATTCTTTTCTAAAGACGCTATTGCACCCGACACAGGACCTTTAGCTTCAGCCGCCGCTACATCTTCAGGTGTAGTAGGCTCTGCCATGCCAGCGGCGGCTTCTTTCGTCTTCTTACCCTTTTCTGCTAAAGACGCTTCCGTTTCAGGAAACCCTGCTAACCCAGCAATTGTACTAGCACCCTCGTACATATTTGCTCTACCTTGAGTGAGGGCTTGAGTCGCGTGAGGGAATACCCCAGTCTTTTCTTCATGTTGAGCGTCCTGCTCCATGAGGTGTTGAACGTATCTAAAAGCGTCATCATCCGTTGCGTGGTCAGGCACCTCGATGTTATATACCTTTTTATTAGGTGCTTCTATACTGAGATTTTTAGCCATGATTGCTCCTTATTATCGTTTGATATAACCTTGATCTGCCCATTCCTCGGTTGTTTGGGGGGTTTGGCCACCCGCATTTGGAGCAACAACAGTGGTAGGTATTTTCAGAACACCACCTAGAGAATTTAAGTCAGCGAAAGCAGCATTAAAGTTTGATCTAGCCTCAATATATCGTGGGTCAGATGGTTGCACCATTCCGTTTATAAGCGACGTTAAAACGTCTTTAGCTGTTTTTGCTTTATCTGCGGCTAGGTTAACTTTACCTTGTAGGTTAGGGTCAGAGCTTGCTTTAGTGTACAGATCTGCAATTTGCGCATCGAGGTGCTCCATATTTTTAAGCGCCATCTGTTCGTTTATATTAACCTGCTTAAAATCAATCAGGTTTTTCGTCGCGGCGTTAGCTGCGGTGTCTTTATGGGCTAGAGCGGTATTAGCTACGCTTTGCGCATACACTTCATTTTGTTTCTGCGCTGAGAGAGCATCGAGGACATCGTTCATCGATTCACGTTTGAGCTTTTTGAGAGCTATCATAGCTGTCATATTGTCTTGGGATTTTTTACTGATTGCTTCATCAGAAGCCGCAGACATTTTAAGACCACCCATAATACCAGCACCAGCAATAGCACCAAGACCAGGTTTGAACACACGATCTCCAGCGGTTTGATAAGTACCAGCCTGAGTAAGCGCCGCACCAACCCCACCTAATATAGCGTTGAATGTGCCATCTTTTCTTTCACGAGCAAGGTCATATTCGTTCTGTGAAATACGTTTAGCAAGGTCACTATAATCTACATCTGAGTCTTTTAGTTTGCTATACAGCGAGTCTAAGATACTGCCTTGACCCATACCTGTATCGCTTGATTTGCTTACCGCTTGGTCAGTTTGAGCTAATGCCGCTGCTTGTGTTACCGCTCGGTCTACTGGTGTTGTAGGTTGGGGTTGATCTTGCCCATGTGCTCGGTTAATAGCCGCGATGTTAGCAGTAGTATTTTCGTGTTTATTTGCACTATGTGGGTTAATGATAACCCCTTTGTCGTTTGCTGTTGGACCTTTTGTTTCAGGAACAGAACCGCTGAAGTCCCCGATAGTAGGTTGCTGAGGGATAGCCGATTTTGCATCTACCCCAAATTGAGATATATCAGTTTGTGGGACTGAAGGCACTTTGCTATTAATAGCGGAACCTATGTTTTTAGCCCAGTCAGGTACACTTGGCGCTGTCATTAAATCTTTTGCTACCTCAGGAATATCGCCTTGCATAGAACCACTTGGTGTTTGACCAGACAATGCTTGAGCTAACAATGCGTTAGAACCACCTGTAAATTTATTAGCCATTATAAGGTCGCCAATAGGTGACAGTGCTCCTGCTACTTTAGCAATAGGACGACCAACAACTTTAGCTGCTTCACCTAAACTACCTAACCCTTGCTTTGCTTTAGCCGCTACTTCTTCAAGTGTTGTTGCACCAGGAGCCATAGGGTCATAAGGTACAGGTGGCTTGCCTTCTACTGGCGCATTTGCTTGTTGTTGCGCCGCTAACCAAGCTTTAGCTTCGGGAGACTGCCCTCTATCCCATTTACTATTAGCCCTATCTAAAATGTTCGCTGATTCCCATGCTGATTTTGCTGCTGCATCAGCGTTAGGTGTTGCATTTGGATGTACAAAATAAGGGGCATCAACAGTTGCACCTCTACCATAATTAGTTTCCGCAGGTAATCCTGTACCTGTTCTAACCGCTGGAAGATTCTCAACACCTTCAGGCATCGCGCTAGCAGGTGCTCCTGTCGTGGTTAGTTGCTTAGATTTTAGAGAATTAATAAAATCTTGTACATTAGCATTTTTACCTAAAACAGATTCTAAGCTTGACGTACTTGTTGGTCCAGGAGCTGGTAGCGTTCTTTGTGCGCCTGCGGCTTGTTCTTGTATAGCGCGTAGTTTAGCTGCTCTTGCTTCCGCTGCTTCTCTGTGAGGTGCTAGTTGTAGCTCTTCTCTAAGTCTTGCGGCTCTTTCTTCCGCAGCTTGTTGAAATGGGTGTGGAGCCTCTGGCTCCGCAGTAAAAGGTTTAATGCCCACACCAGTCTGTGCTGCTTTTTGTCTTTGCAGATTAAGCATATCTTCGAACGAAGGGGGCTGCGCTGTTGTTGCGGGGAGTTGATTAGTGAACCCACGACCCATTTCTGGTTTATATGCGGAGACATAGCGATCAATAGCTTCCTTAGTCCAGCCTTGGTTCTTAAGTGTAGCTTCTATCTGAGGTCTGATACGAGCAAGTTGCTCCGCCATCGTCTCACCGCCAGCGGCAAACCCACGAACATCACCGCCTTCAGCGAAGCCTCGGCTAAGAAACTTACCTGATGCCATGTCACCAAGGTTATTCATAAAGCTTTCAGTGGTAGGGGCTTTAAAAATAGAATTGTCAATTAAAGACTGAATCAACCCATGTTTCTTTTCTTGCGCAGCGGGGTCTTGTGAGTTAGGTGGTGTATAAGTAGGTCTTTGCCCTTGCATCTGAGGTGATTGGTTAGGCATCATAATACCGCGATACGCGCCTGTACCCGCTTGTGGCTGTGTTAGTCCACCATCCGCATAGCCTTGAGACGAGGACATAAAATTAGCAGGTATTTGACCTGAGCCAATAAGCTGTGCAAGCATCTGGGATTTATACAGGTCAGCGTTTTGTCTTTCACCTTCTTGCTCCTGCGCCGCCATAAGTTGCTGCTGGATGTTACCCGCTACGGTGCCTTGTGGTGCTTGACCTTGAGGTTGTCTCATTTTATTACGCTCTAGCATTTCTGACTGTGCAATAAGTTTTGCCCAAGGGGAGTTGTTAGGGCTTTGTTGGACCTGATTTAACTGTTGGTCTTGTAAATATTTAATGCTCATTTAGCTCCCTCCCCCTTAATTTGATTGTTTGATTTGGACATTAGAATTGTTTTGCGACAAACCAGCTAGTGCTGACAAGTTTTGTGCTTTAGTCCAATCAACATTTGTAATATCAATACCTAGTTGTTTTAGTGCGTCTATAGTCGCTTGGTCTGACGCTCTTGCACTTGCATCTGTACTGTTTAACGCGGCTCCTGCATTACCCATAGCAGTCTGATAAGCTGTTTCTAAAGCACCTAGGTTCTGTACGTTATTTACACCTTGGTTAAGTGCGTTTAATTGATTAGTAAACGCTTGGAACTTATTAGCTTGGTTGTACTGACCAGCAGAAATATCACCTGTAGCAGCCGCTTGTAGGGCTTGTTGGTTTGCGGTATATGCCGCTTGTTTAGCAGCTCTATCCGCAGCGAATTGAGAGACCGCATCAGTATAGGCGTTTTGGTAACCTTTAGTCTCTATATCATTGAGAAGCTGGTTATAGTTTCTTTCCCCTTCCGCTTCGACAACACCTTGACGATACCCACCAAATGCACCTGATTGTGTAGCCGCTGTGTTTTCTCTTAACCTTTCTATACCTCGTTGCCGCTCCGCTTCACGCAAAGCAATATCGACCACACCTTGAGTATAGGGACTCATATAGGTGTCCATTGCTGCCTTATTCCACGTGTCGGGCGTAAACTTATCGGGTGTGTTATAGGAGTTATAAATTTGTTTTGGTGTTACATCTGACCCTAATCTAAATGCACTACCCGCACCACCAAGCGTTAGCGCTTGCCCTAGTAAATAAGGACTGCCCATATTCGTTGAGGTTACCGTCGGTGTAACATTCGCTGGTGTTAGATTAGCATCCGTTATGGCTTTTTGCAGTGCTACATCTTTAACAGCTTGATCTGTCGCTGCTCCTGCTCCTGCTCCTGTATCAGCTACATTTACTTTATCTTTAAGTGCGTCTAGCCCTGCTCCTGTATCAGCTACATTTACTTTATCTTTAAGAGCATCCAGTCCTGCTCCTGTATCAGCTACATTTACCTTAGTGTTGTATGGGTTTAATCCCGTAGCGTCCATAGTGTCGTATGGGTTTAATGATTGGGTATTAGGATTAGCCACTGCGGGTTGGTATGGTTCGCCCCAATCATTAGTAGGGACAAATGGAGCTTGAGGTTTATCTGTGACTGTCTGGTTGGAATAGGCGCTTATAGGTCCATCTACGGTTGTTAAAGTTAAGTTTGGGTTATCAAACGCATAAGTATTGTTATAGCCTGTAGGCACCTGATCGTTAGTCATAGCAAAAGCGTTAGGAGCTGTAACTTGAGGTTTATCTGTGACTGTCTGGTTGGAATAGGCGCTTATAGGTCCATCTACGGTTGTTAAAGTTAAGTTTGGGTTATCAAACGCATAAGTGTTGTTATAACCTGTAGGCACCTGATCGTTAGTCATAGCAAAAGGTACTGGACCGTATGACTGGTCAGACGTAGCACTAGGAGGACCTACAACAGAACCGAGGGTTAGCCCACCGTCATCAAATCGCCGCACACTAGTTATCCCCCCCTCAGAGAACCTATTAGCCATCTTATGCGCCATGTTTTGGGCAGCGTACCAATCAGAGGTTCTACCAGCAGTTAACGGTCCTTTATATGTCGGTCCTTTATAGGTGTCTGCCCATTTGTCAAAATAACCCATCGACTTTTTTAGAGCCGCCTGACGGGTTGGGTCGAGCATTGTGGTCTGTGTAGTGCTTGATGGTACTGATGAACCGCCCATAATTAAATCCTCTTTTCGTAAATGGTTTCGCCTTCTCTCCACCCAGGAGTTTTATCTATGGCTCTATGCCAACCTTTACGGGAGGAAGTAAATGTTATTTTGCTTGCACCAAACTCTCTGGCTATGGCGTCAACGTCTTGATGATACTTAACTAGCGCATCACCTTCTGTACTATAGGCAGCCCATACGAATAACGAAACCTCATGTGTCAAATCGTCTGTAAGCAGTTTGAATACGATAACCCCGTCTGGAGTCCTGTAGACTCTGGCTTGCCCTAGCACAGCTGCCATAAAAATATCTTCAGGAATCCAGCCTTTGGTATTCGTTTTAATTATGAGACATTCTAAAGCATTACGAATAAAATCCCAAGAATCTCTAATGTTTTCGCAGTAGATAAGTTGCATATTACGCGGGTAGGACTTTGCTTGGGTCTACAGGGTTTGTCTGTTGTATATGCCCATAAGCCTGCTGACGGATCCTATCAAGCATATCGTATAACGCTTGGGCACCCGCTTTGGTTGAACCAGACCCTAATGCGGATACCACATCAGCGGGGATTACAAACTCAGAATCGGCTAAACGCACCGGCTCTTGACTCTGAGCGCCTTCAATCAAACCAGCGATCCCATCACTTTGCCCTGTGCCTGGTCCATGCAACAACCCTTCATCACCACCGCCAACATCACCACCTTCAGCGTAGCCATAACCAACTTGTCCACCGTCAGCATACCCAATAACTTCATGGCGAATAGGTTGCGTTGATTGCAGAGGCTGGGCTTGTGGAATCATGCTCTGTGGGTAAAAGTTCTGCATAGGCTGCTGGTTAATATAGCCAGTTGGAATAGCACCTAAACCCTGAACGTCACGAATGGTACCGCCAGCAGCAAAGCTTTTTCTTCTATTAGCAATATCAGTTAGCCCTTTGGGGAGTTCACTAGGCATAATCCCCGCTTTTCTGTACTGCCCAACAATTTCATTTGCTTGTTTTGCACTGGCTTGCTCGTTTAACCCTTGTTGCTTATATTGGTCTTCAAGCCCTGCTGCGCCTACTTGCGCGGCTAGCATACCCTGATGTTGCATAGGGTTCGTAATAGTGTCTTTTAATCCAGCAAAGCTTTGTTCAAAAGGGTTTAGGGATGCTGCTGTTGCTGTTGAAGCGCCTGGCGCTGCTCCTGGGATCATTGACCCACCTTGTGCTGTGAGTCCTACACTTGATGAATTAAGAGCATCTGTAGGAGCTAGGTGCTCTGCAAAACTAGACGGGGTAATTGCATTCTGCGCTTGAGAAGTTAGAGTAGAACCAACCTGATTATTTAAACCTGCGATGCCGCCTTGTAAGCTGTTCTCAGTGGCTGATTTTGCCCCTTCTTCGAGAGCTGATTTACCTACCTCGCTAAAGCCTTCTGCTGCGCTATTTAGAGTTGGTGTAGCTACATTAGTTATTGTACTTTCTAAACCTTTTTCCGCTACATTACCCGCTGCCGCTTCACCACCCACACCAGCAGCTCCACCTAGACCACCAAGCGCACCAGACCCCGCACCAAATGCTGCTGCCATGCCGATATCTTGATCGCCTTTAATAGCGGCTTTACCTGCATTAAGCCCAGCGCCAGTAGCCGCGCCAGCAAGAGCGCCAAGACCTAAAGCACCCGCACCACCAGCCGCACCCGCTGTAGCACCCAAAAGCATAGGAGCAGCGGCGGCAGCCGCGCCACCAGTAAGTGCAGCAGCCACACCAATACCAAGACCTGCGAGGATGTCAGTCAAGTCCATCGCTTCAGTCATACCTGTTACTGGGTTTTTTGAGAGAGGGCGATTGTTTAATGCATGGTTAAGCGCGTTAAGCCCAGCCACTTCTGCCTTATTCATGTGGACTAGTGTGTCATCACCTCCACGACCATATTGTGCTAATTTATTGGCAACGCTGTGCATGACTGCTCCTATACTATTTTTACGGTACCACTGTCATTCCACAAAGACCCTGTTTCAAGTCCTGCGCTGCTAGTGGGTAAATCGGTTAATGTGATGGTTGTGCCCCGCATAGGACCTGGGTTCTGTAATGCCGTAAAATAAGCGTTAAGCCCACGTAGTAATTGGTTCGCCCAGTTTTGGTCATATTGTACAGGAGGTACAGGTAGAACGGGTATTTGTATATTAGTTGAAGCCATAAATCATTTTCTCCCATCAGCAACAATTTCGAGTCGCGGGATACCCAGCGACCACTGTGTACCTGTTGAATCACTAGCAATTCTAAATGCTATCTGACGTCCACGTAGGCGTAGCCATTTTTGATCTGTGTACTGTTCTACAGGGATTGTTGTGGTTCTTGCAATGGGTTCATCCGTTTCTTGGTTATATGGACCGCCTGGAAAGTCTCTAGCGTAGAGCGTCATAACAACCGCAGGTGTTTCATCTGTAGACCCAGAGAACGTAATGTCAGGTATAAGGCGACGAATAAACATAAACTGATACCCATCATCAAGGTCAAAATCCGCTGACTGAATATAGGCAGCTATAGGTAGTGAAGTGCCTGTTGCGTTGTCTTCTAAACCATTTTCTTGGTAGATTAAGTTTCCATCACTAGCTGCAATAGGGTAGGTTCTATCAGGGCAGTCAATCCAAGCAGTTCTGTTTATAGTGCCGTAGTACCAAATGCGCTCTTGATAGTTATAGACAGCGTAGCGGTCAGGGGATTCTGCTTCACTAGAGCAATAGAACCACCAAATTTCATTAAACTCACCCACTGACCCCGCAAAGGTTTGAGCCTGTTGTGCGTAATTAAAGTCGTTAAAAATATACTGACGTAGCGAGCAAGGGAGCGTTTCTACTGTACCACCGTAGGTAAAGAACTTTTTATGCCCCATCCAATAAGTAATGTTGTTAACTGAGATAGCGGCAAAGGGTGAAGCAATCGTGATATTAGTTGAGCGTGGTTGAAAACTAAACGTAAATGGTGTACCTACATACTGCGCCCCATATAATGCGCTGTTCGTAAAGATAAGTGTTTCTTGGCGCGTCTTAATTGCTGTAACAATAGCATCCCCATAGGTAAGCTTATATCCACCCGCTGAAGTGGTAATGCTTGGTGTCCAAAGTGCGGGGTTGTTTTGATCTGCCCAACGCACGAGCATAGGAGTTTTTGTGCTTTCTCCTATTGCGTTACATCCAAGCGCCATTACGTGATTTTCGTCTGTGGTAATAATACCTGTAACAACTGTAGGGCAATCTGCCGCACCACTTAAAGAGCTAAGTTTAACGGCATTAGCCGCAGGGATACCTGAACCTGCCACGCTCGTGCTTATTTTCCAATAATATATCTCACCGTTAGTAGGGGCAATAACTAAATCTTGACCGTAATTGTCCTGCGTCCAGTACCCTAAAGGTTGAACCACACCGCCTGAAGTAGCACTGCTACCCCAAGTACCTCGACTCCACGTACCCGCACCCCAACCAAGCCCTGTTACGTTAATAGGCAGACCAGCAGAGGCTTCAAAACTTAGCGCGATTACTGCCCCGCCGTCGGTAGTAGTAGCTGTAGCAGAGGTAGTTACTTGAAACGTGAACGTACTCGCGTCTAAGACTGTGATTTGGTGGGTAGTATTAATTTCAGCCGCAGGTACTCCGCTAGTTGCCATCACCGCACCAGAGATTAAAATATAATCATTGGTAGACGCACCATGTCCCGCGTAAGTTATGCTCACCGTCGTTAGCCCTGATACAAAATTAAGTGGGTTAGCTGGTGTAAGGGGTGAAACTACAAGGCGGTAGGGTGTGATGTTGTATAGGGTTCCGCTAAATTCTATAAAGAAACGGATGTTTGTGCCTATGCCTGTGTAGTTATTACCTGCAATAGAAGACCAATTTCTTAGTGTTCTGCATACATCTGTATAACTATTAAGGCTAAACTTTTGCCACCCACCAATGTTTTCAGGAAACCCAGAGCGAAATCTAACTTTATCACATGCATACCATCCACCTTCGTTAGCATAGTTAGTCCCTTCACGGGATACCCCAGGGCGAAAGGTTATTGATTTAAGTGGCATAGCTTAGTCCTGTTTATTATCCGTTCCAACGTGCGATTTTACCATCACGAACATCAATATGGGTAAAAGATTTGTAGCGTCCAAGACCTTTGCATTCGTCATCAAAATGCTTCATGAGGTATTCTTGCACTTCTTTGGGCGGTACGTCTTTTACTTTAATATCGGCTGCGTTACCTAAGACGTGTTGGCTATGCTTTGCACCACCCACTTTCGTGTTGTGTGCTTCACATCTTCTACCGCTCATAATGGTAATCGGTTTGCCAAAAGACTCACGGATGCGATTAAGTAGCTCTACTAGCTTAGGATTAACGTCTTTCTCTCCACACCCGCAGTGACACGCAAATTCTTCTGGTTTGAAGTATTTGCTCATATTATTTACCTTCTGAAACAAACAGTCCAATCATACCAAACACGACACTAGCGGCAGTTAAGCTGTCATGCACAACAGGCGTTGCATCAATATTCACACCCGCCATCGTTGCGAGTGCTGCCACACTTGCGTAGGTAGAAGGCTCTTTTAATCGAGCCATTAAATAGTTCCACGCTTTAAGTATTTTGTTCATGTCTATAACTCCGATAATTGTTGTCTGAGTTGACCGATTTGAATTTCAATATCTGCAAGCCATGTGGTATCAATACTGAGGATGGCCTCGCGCTGTCTACGCGGTGTGACTGACGCTTCTAATGCTGCAATGTCAGATTTGATTTTTGCTTTCTCATCTTCAATCTTTTGCGCTTGTGCCTCAGCAAGTTGCTCTGCATTGAGGTCTAAGACTATCCATGTTTGCTCCCAGTGATTAGGTAAAGCCTCTACAGGTACGCCTTGCGCAATAGTCTGCGTGTACTTATCGTAGTCTGGTTGCCCTGCATCAAATACGCACGAGTAGCCTTCTACTGTAAAAGGCACAGGGAAAGATGTGTTAGGATGCGCTGCACGGATTTCAGATTCCGTGCTAACTTGGTGTGTTTGTAAATTGATATAGTTTGCCATTGATATGTCCTATGCCACTGCTAAGAAGATGTATGTTGCTGTTGCTATATTGGTCGTTGTTATTGCCGTTGCACCTAGTGTAAAGCCACCCGATGATGCGTAGACACCGTTATTACCCGTGACCTGTGCCGCTGTGCTATTAAGCAGTAAGTATGGACTTGAGCCACTTGTTAATCCACGAGCCGAGTCAAATGTGTACCAACCGCCAGTAGAGTCTGTGCGCTTAATCAAGACGAACCTTGCACCACCAGAGCCAAATCCACACGCGATAGATTGTCCTGTACCATTACCTGTGTAAGAACCTACTTTAGAGATTCCAGCTAGTGTGGCAAATAGGTAGGCGACAAAATTAGACCCTGGATTGTTAATAAATAACCCGCTCCCAGCAGTAAGTGAATAGGATGTTGAAGTTGGTTTCGAGTTTAATACGCCAAGATTTGCATAAGTGTCATACGATGCAGCTCCCCCAGAGTTTAAAAACATAAACCCCATATTTGTTGTAGTAAAACCATAACAAACAGCCCAATCTGCGGTTGAGGATCTATTTTTTGTAATAATTAATTCTGGTGCTACTGTTAAGTTATTAGTTACTACAACAGTGCTACTCGTCCCCGTATAGCAAACCACATCAAAGAATCCGGGGGCGCGTTTGAACATCCAAGACCAATAACCACTAGATAAATTTGCGTTAAACCACCCATTCATATAGTCAAATTTTGTTGCGGATGAAACAACTTCAGCAGCAGTTGATGAAGACTCCGTAAAGTACCCAGACGTTAACCTAGGTGTCCATCTAGCAGCCGCGCCTGTTGTGCCTTGATACCACGCTAAATCAACTGGAAACCCACTTACAAATTGAGGAGGGTTGGATGCTCCTGTGCCGTCGGCTTGGTCAGTGAAATAAACCTGCGTCCCCGTTGTAGGCGGCTTGTTTGGGCGACGGATTGCCATGTAGATGTAGGTTTCACCAGAAGAATTAAAACCTCCGCCGGTATTTGTTATTTGAAATCCAGTAGCATTCGGCTTAACAAACCCACTTGAAAATTCTGCATCTGATAAATTTGGCGCCAACATTGCATTCGCTGTTGTACTTACAGGCATCCCTCTCATCACATCAAATACTGCCCAATTAGTATTTACGCCTGTGGCTCTTTTTACAAGTATGTATTGCGGTTCCCAACCTAATGAAACAGTTGGGCCGGGGATACTCCCATTACCTCCATAACTCCCACACTGAATAATCCCAGTTGATGACGTATCGTGGGCAAATAGGTAGGCGACGTAAGTGCCACCAGAAGCATTAACCGTTGAGTCTGTACCTACAGAAAACACTGAGCTTGTCGGTGCAGTTGAGTTCCATACGGTAGGTGCTGAGGCTTGCGGGTCAGTTAAATTTAACTGCATTGAATACGCAGCTGAGGTTAAACTTCTGTGATAAACCTGCCAATCTTTTGTTGCATCAGTACGCTTAACAATAATCATTCCCGGAGCAATACCTAAGTTATGTGCAATCGTTCTTGCACTACCTGTCCCCGTATATGTCACCACATCAAAAAACTTAGGTGCTTCGCGGAATGTCCATGAGGCGTAGTTATATGAACCATTCACATAAGACGAGCTACCAAGTGAAAACCCATTGCTATTAAAATTAGTTAAACCAGTTGGGCTATAATTATTCGCAAACGATAAATCAGATGATAAAGCATTTCCTACACCTCGATTTGTATCAATCAATTGATGGCTATCAGTAAAATTTCTTTCTTTTATCCAAACCAACCCACCCTTACCAGCCAAGTCAATGCCGTTAGTGATGGTTTGCGTTGAGCCGTTGCCGGTGTAGAGATAGGTAGAAAAGACCGAATCCACATATAATTGCCCACTTGTAGCTGTAGTGCCAGCTACTTTTAATAAACTCATTTTGTTAACTCCTTGCAATTATCAAAGTGCCAACGATTAGCCGTGTTTATTGCAACACTATTGTGGCAATTATGGCATTCAATTTTCTTTTTTGGTACACCTAAAAATCTTTTACTAATCGATGCTTTAAACTCGTCTGACATTTTTTTACCTTTTGTTGGGCTTGGTCTACCTTTCAATGCTTCGCTAGTTTTTCTTTTAGTTTCTTCAGATGGTCTATAAGAAGTTTCTAATCTAGCCTTAGCAATGTTAATCTTTCCTTGTTCGGATTTAGGTTTTCGCATAGCCCTTTTATGCGCTTCGCTAAACACTCTACCTTTTTGAGATTCTGACTGTTTACGTTTAGTGTCTTCGGTGTGTTTTTTACCCCACCAAGTAGCCATTTCACCGCGTTTACCGTAATTAGGGTTATTTTTACCAGATAAGTCTCTTTGTAACCCAGATAAACCTTCTCCGCCATCAGTAAGATTTGTAAGCACACCTGTTTTGTTGTCGCGTCTACCTAACAGTTCAATTAAAAAACATTCTAACTCAAAAGCAATTTTTTCAGTTATATTAGTGTCTATGTATTTTATAATTACTTCACCATTTTTAGCTAATATATCTCTAATTGTGTTGAGCTTATGCTTATTAGCACGTTTACCATTAGGTTTAGTCGCTTCTACTATGTGTTCCATAGCTCGATTATCTTTCCCTTTACCAACATAAAATATCACATTAGTAAAAGGATTGATTAAAGCGTAAGTATAGTAAATATTCATAATAACGTATTATAGGTTTTGCCCTGCAACGAAGCCAAGCCAAGTCGTACCGGCATCGTAAGTGTAGAATACGAATGTATCTTTTTTACCGTTTGTACTTGTTAACGTAGGAGCTGTACCGCCAGGCCATTTAACTGCAACGCTTGAGAAAGTCCATGTTACAGCCCGCGCTGTACCATCTGCTGTAAACTCTAAATTAAACTCGTAGTAACTGCCCGATGTTGGGATATTACTAACTGTAAATGAAGTAATTGCAGCGTTTAAACTAACAGCAAATGTATTAGATAACGAGCAATCTAAAGTCAAAACACCTGCTGAAATACTTGGTGCGGTCTTAGTTAACGCTAACTCTTTCGTGGTCAATAGACCCGTCATCGTACCACCAGCTAATGGTAAATATGCTGATAAAGATGGTGTTACGCTAACAAAGTCACTACCGTTCCAAGCAACTAGCACATTAGCCCCAGTAGCGATCGTTACCCCTGTTGTTGCTGCACCTTTAAGCACTACAGCCGCATTTGATTGGTTAATAACAAGGTATGCTTTACTTGAGCTAGGTGCAATAATATTGCGCGATACACCGGGTGAGCCTGTTGGGATAAGAATGGCTTTTCGTGCTTCATTTGTCGCACCAGCCCCAGTTGTTGAAAGGGTCCAATTACCAGAAGCAACAGATTGTGTAGCAACCCCCGCAACAGAGTCCTCAACAAGTTGAGTTACGCTCGCGTTAACTACCGATCCCCAAGTACCACCTAGCTCACCTGTAGCAGGTTGGGCAAGCCCTAATAATGTTGTATATGATGTAGCCATTTAATGCACCTATGAAGTCGTTATCGGTGTCCAAGTAGAAGTCTGATTGTTGTTTATTATACTCCACGCGGGAGTTTGGGTATCGTCTATAGGTTCCCACAAATATCGCCCAGTAACTGAGTCAAGTGCATAAACTGTTTCGTTAATAGTTACATAGAACGACCCATTAGCAAACACTACATCAACTGCATCCCCTATCTCAATTATAGATGCTATAGCATCTAGTGAAGCACTTTGTGAGTCTTCGGCGAGTAATTCTTCTAGTACACTAGCCGTTATATAAACGGTTACACTTTGTGAATCAGTTGCACTAATTGATTCTGTGATACCCCCTACAGCATACAGTACAGTAGTTTGTGAATCTGACGCCAATACTGTTTCTGTTATAGAATTTGTAAACAATATTCCCGCTACTAAACTAGAATCTGCTGATACTGTCTCTGTTAATGAAGCACTAGCGTTTAATGTGTAGGACTGTGTATCTATTGCAACTACTGATTCTGTTAAACTTTCTGCTATTGCTAAACCACCGACTACCACATCAGTAGCTGATACCGATTCAGTTAACGTAGGACTTGCTATTAAGTTTCCAGTTTGTGCAGCAGTAGCTGTAGCTGTTTCAGTAAGCGCCCCTACCGCATTTAGTACCGATGATTGACTATCAGTAGCTGTTACAGATTCAGTAAGCGTTTGCGATTGAGTTACTGCACCAGATTGGGTGCTCGTAGCTGTTACAGATTCAGTAAGAGTATCCTCATAGACTGAGTCACCCCATCCAGCTTGCCCCCAAGTTCCGCTACCCCAACCGCCAGCCACAATAAGTCCTTACACTGATGCTGTATAAGTTACAAGAAGCGAATCACCTGCAATAACTGCACGCGAAGTTGCAAAACTACCTGCTGAATAAAGAATACCTGCACCACCATTAGATGACGTGTTTCTTGCCTGTGTCGCACACAGTATAACGCCAAGCACAGTACCGCCAGCACCACTAATTGTAAACGTAGTGGCTGTTGATGCTTTAGAACCTGATGATGCTGCGTTCCAAGCTACTGCTGCTCTATTGGTAGAACTACCTGAAATAGTATAGTCTAAGTATTCTAGCCAGCCTGTATGAGAAGCTAATGTGTCTCCAGCCGCGTAAGCGCTGAATGAAGCGTTGTCAACAAGACCCATGTACCAAGTAGTTGTCGGTGTACTTGCGCCTAAATAAACATCGAGTAAGTTATTTTTACCTACAGTCACAACGAGATTCTCAATTGAATCTTCCCACTTTAAATTACCATCAGCATCAAGGCATTTAACATCATATCGACCTGTGACTGAAAGTTGCTCGCCTACACTACCACCAAGAAGGGTTGTTGCGCCTAATGAGTCTTGTGCATCTACTTTTTCTGTGTGCATATTAATACCTATTTATGAAAAACATATTAAAGCTGTATTTGGGGCTGCTACGGGCATAGTAATTGTAAAAACCCCGTCAGTTGCAGACACATCAAGCCCAAAATTAAGAACCAAAACCGCTTTATTTGATTGCGAACTATTATAAATCAAAGCACCTCTAGCTACTATATCTGTACCCGTCCACTCGGCGTTATCAAACGTAATATATGTCTGAGGTCCTGTTTGAGGTTGTGCTACCGTTATGGATTGCCCAAGTAGCGTTTTGCCGCCAGCGGTATATCCAGTAGCTACAACTTGCCCTGTCGTGGTATATGCAGTTGTTGTAGCCCCAATCTGTGCAGTGTCAGTGTATAGAGCTATTTTAAAAACATCACCGCCAATAGCAGAAAAGTTATGGACACCTTGAAATAGTTCTTCACGAAAGCTATTGCATAAACATTGAGTAATCATAACTATTTCACCGCTATTCTGGCTTGACCAGATCGGTATGCGTCTTGGCGTTGTTTGCCATCTCCAAGCCCTTTAAGAATTGCTAGTGCTTCCATATATTTTTGTCCGTATAACGCAAGTAAATCCGCTTCGCCTTTCATGTAGGTATAAGCTTCAACTAGCGAGCCATAAAGTAGTACAGGATCAAAATTATCGCCAAGCCAAGTAGTTCCGGCTGTGACAATAGACTCTGGATAGTAAAAGTAATGTAGCTCAACGTCATAATCATCGTCTGGGGTAGGACCTAAAATAAACGATAGCTCCGTTGCCTGATTAGATTGAGGTCCAAAAATAGCATAGTATTTAGGCACCCCTGTTGCCGTAGGTGTTGGGTATGCGGCGCGAATAAAGTTAACGTCTTTATCAAGCATATACTGATATTCACCAGTACCATCAATCACGGCTAAGCTAAACACAGAAAGAAAGTCATTAGGAGCTGATAAATACTTATTATCTGCTGTGACAACACCCATCATATTTTTTCGTAGTGCAGGAAGCTGTACTATATTATAGATACGCATTTCCGCTTGCTGGACAAACGTAGGGATGTTATCAGCAAAGTCTTGCCCTGTATTTTCTGTGTATGCGACAAGCGCCGCACTTAATTCTGTGTAGTTCAAAGGAAGCCCCTTAGCCCTGTGGACCTCTAGCGGTGAAGCCTTTTTTAGCTGCACCAGCCCCGCGAATTTTAACGCCAGATGTTTTCACCCCTTTCATTTGATCTTGGTAGCCATTAGCTTTAGGGACAGGAACGGGTTTAATATTATCAA